AAGGGTATAGCAAGGCTTCCAGCAAATCCAAGAGTAGGTGCTGCTGCCCCTGCCCCTGCCCCTGCTGCTGCCCCTGCTCCTGCTGCTGCTCCTGCTGCCCCCGCTGCTGCTGCTGCTGCTGCTCCTGCTGCTGCTCCTGCTGCTCCACCAGCAGCGCCCCCGCAGAAGCTACCTACACCTGCGGAGTTTGCTGCTAAGTGGGCCACTCTTAAGCCGGGGCAAACAATAATAGGCCCTGATGGTAAGCCTTACACTAAAGGTAAGAAATAAACATGGCATGGACTCCTCCTTCTGATGCTGTAGAAGCCACTGTTGCTCCCTCCACTGGTGGATGGAAGCCTCCTGCTGACGCTGTGACAAGTAGCTGGACACCTCCTGCTGATGTTGTTACAGCAGAGGCTGCTGCTCCTACTCCTAAACCATCTGTTCTAGACATTGCTAAACAAAGCAGTGCTCAAGCCAAAGCTAGTAATTTAGAAAGAGCTAAAAAGATTGAAGAGGGTCAGTTCTCTTTTAAAGAGTTGTCTGAAAAGCCTGACATATTTAAAGCCATCAATGACTATGCTGTCGCTAGGTTTGGTAAAGAAGGAACTATGCTTCCTAATGAAACCAAAGATGATTATGTTAAGCGGTGGGCTAGCCACATGCGTATGCTTTCTTTTGGTAATCTTATTTCAGGCACACAAGAGATACAGTATTTAAACAACGCTAGTAGAGAAGACCTGTTGAAAGCTAAGAAAGCTTATGACATCTTTGACAACACTGCCAGCTACTTCAGTGCTAAAGGACAGAAAGGATTTACCCCTGTTCTTGATGGATTGGGAAGTGTTATTAGTGATCCTACCACAGCCATCTCTTTAGGTTTTGGTACTATAGCTAAGAATGTCTTTGCTAAAGAAGCTGCTACAAAAGGAATTAGAGCAGCACTAACTAGCAGACTTGGTGCAACTGCTGCCCTCACTGTCCCCACTGTGGAAGGCACTGGTGCTGCTTTAGGTAATGTACAAGAACAACGTAGAAAACTTGTAACACAAGACGCTGCTAATAAAGACACAAGAGCTAAAGTTGAACAGGCTAAGCAAGTGGTGGCACAGCTTCCACCAGAACAACAACAAGAAATATCTGATCAGATTAAAGAAGTTGAAACCAATCTAGCAGCAGAAGAAAAGAAAGTTGCTGAAGGCATCAACCTCACTGAGGTAAGCACTGCTGGCACTATCGGTGCAGTGGCAGGTACAGTAGAAACTACTGGCTTGTTAACAGCCGCTAGGCTTGCTAAAGGCAAGACACCAGTGAATGAGCTTGATGCTATATTGGCACAGCGACAACAAGTTGCAAGAGGCCCTATAGAGCCACAGATGGATGTGTCTGTGCCTCCTCCTCCAAAGGTTGAGATAACTCCTAAAGCGGCAACAGAGATACAGCTTGAAGATGCCTATGACATCTTTGAAGGAAGGAAGCTTCTGGACAAGGAAGGTGATCCTACAGCTATTGCTGAGATGCAGATAAGAAATGATGTGAACAAGAAGGCTGCACAGATTGCTAGCAACATTTGGTCACAGGTTCCTGAGCTTGCTCCTAAAGGTGAGCAAAAGATTAGTGATGCTGTCAAGAATGTTTTCATGAACATTGAGAATATTGATGATGTTGTTCTTCGTGATGCTTTAGCTAATGCTGGAGTCACACCAGAAGAGTTTGCTCGTATGAATAGAACAACAGCAGGGGATGCTGGTCGTACTCTACAAGCCTATTCTGTTCTTGCTCGTTTACAAAACAAACTTAAGAACATTGATCCTGCTGCTGCTAAAGAAGTGGACTTGATGTATGGTAAGCGCAATACACTAACATCTGCATTCACTGGTCTGTATGACTTGTCTCTGCGTTTAGACAGAGAGCTTAAGGCTTTGATGGTGTCACAGGTAGCCACTACCATTCGTAACGGCTTCTCTGGCCTCACTGTTATTACCTTTGGCACAGCTTCTGAAGCCATTGAGTCTTCTCTCTATCGCATGGGTAAGACAGCTTATGAACTTGGTAGTGGTAAGCCACTAACTGGTAGCTTCACTGGTGGTATCAAAGGTGTCTATGATGATGCTGTTAGAACAGCTTTCTATTTAGGCCAGAACAACTTGTCTTCTGATGTAGCAGAAAGACTCCTTGCTGGTTCTCCTACATTGCGTGGTCGTATCTTACGTACAGTTGGTGAGAATGAAGCAAGTGAATTATCTAAAGTTGCACAAGTGGCTAACACACTGAACGTAGCTCAGGATGCTTTCTTTAGGAAGGCCATCTTTACAGCCTCTGTTGAAAAACAACTTAGTAGAGTTGGTATTGACATGTATGATATTATGTCACAAGGAAAGAATATTCCTTTTGATGTGCTGAAGAATGCAACAGATGAAGCTTTGACAGCTACGTTTAGTAAGATGCCTACACAAGGTGTTTTGTTTCATGGCGTTAAGCTTATCGAAGCATTAGGGCCTGTTGGCTCCACTGCCATTCCTTTCCCTCGCTTCATGGCTAATGCTATGACATGGACATACAAGCATAGTCCTATGGGTATCTTCTCTGGTGCTTCTGACATAGCCAAAGGCTCTTCTATGTTGAGAGCAGGTAATGAAGAAGGTCAAAGATATTTGATGCAAGGTTTGGAGAACACATCTAAAGGTGCTGTAGGCACTGCTGCCATCTATGCTGCCTATAAATACAGACAAGAAAACCAAGACACCGCTTGGTACGATGTAAAGAATCCTGACGGTAGTACAGTGGATGCTAGAGCTTTGTTCCCTATTGCTCCCTTCTTGGCTATGGGAGACTACTTAGTTAAGTTTGAAAAAGCTAGAACTGATGAGTTTAAAACCAAAGAATTCTTAGAAGCTATGACAGGCTTTAAAGCCCCTGCTGGAACCACTGCTTGGCTTGGTGATAAGTTTGCTGAATCTTTGTCTAATATGCAGACAGGTGAAGGCAGTGCAGACACAAAGGTTGCCACCTTCTTTGGTGAATGGGCAGGTCAATATTTAGGTAGAGCGTTGATTCCTGTTCAACAGATTAGTGACTTGATTGGTGCTATTGATAGAGACGAAAATTTACCAAGAGATGCCTATCAAATCCCTGCTGGTGAAGAAGGGTTTGTTTCTTCTGCATCTGCACAGCTACAAAAGAAAGTGCCTATTCTTAAACAAGAACTCCCTGTGTTTCAACCAGCTACAAGAACAGAAGCAGCGTTTAATGACTCAGGCCCTTTGAAGATATTCACTGGTATCACCATCAAAGGAAAGCCACAGCCATTAGAAGAAGAGATAAGCAAGTTAAAAATTCCTTTCAATAAAATCTTCACCTCCACTGGAGACAAAATTGTAGATGCCAATGCACGTAAGGTGATGGCTCCTTTGGTTGTAGATACATTCACAAGCTTGGAGAGTACAGATTTTTATAGACAGGCTAGTCCTGACGTAAAGAAAATTGCTTTACAAAACTTACTTGCTTGGTCACAGAAGAATGCTAAGGAGATAGCTTCTCAAACAGCTATGGCAGAAGCCTTTAATAAGGGAGAGCAAGCACGTTTGTTTTCTGTGCAATATAGCAGACTTGCTCCTGAAGTTAAGAGAGCTACAGCAGAGTTTTATAAACAGAACACAGGTAAAGACTTAGCAGAAACTAAGGACTACATGGCTGCTCTTGCTATTGCTGCTGCTATTAAGAAGCAACCTGAGTTTGCGGCTGGTGGTATGGCTGCACAGATGGCTAGCACTCTCATTGGTAAGGGTGCTGCTAAGGTGGTTAAGAAGTCTATCACTGAGTCTGCTGACGATCTGCTTAAGAAGGTGACAGACATGGCTACCAAAGCAGGGGTAGATGTGCCTCCTGCTGTTACACAAACAGAAAGTTTGTTGAAGAAGAAAGCAACTCCTGTTGTTGCTCCAAAGAAAGAAGCCATTGTTCCTGCTGAGCCACAAATAACTACCCCTGCTCCTACTGTTACTCAGGCTGAAGAAGTAAGCTTTGTAGATGAGATAAATAAATATACCCCAGATCAATTAAATCAAGCTGAGTCTTTGTTAAAGACTAGCATGGGATCGCAATATCAATTAGACAAATATAAAGCTGACTTCCCTGACGACTACCAAAAGAGTTTCTTAACTAAGCTGCAAGAGATTGCTCCTGAAGGTAAGACCACACCTCCAACACCAGTGGACTTGTCCATTGCTAGTCCTGATCTTGTGTTCACACCAATTAATGACTTAGAAAAAAGAGCCTTGTCTAGAGCATCAGACCTTAATAAGCTTCCTATGGCAAGTGGTGATACATTCAAAAGAAAAGAAATATTACAGAACATCAAAGAAATTAGACAGAACACTTTTCCTGTTTTAGTTGACAACCTTGATGAGCTTTCTTTTACTAAAGGAATTAAACCTTTGGATGAAGAGGTTGTTGCTGTTGCACAAGGTGAATATAGAGCAATAAAAGGAAGAGAAGTAGAGGCAGATGACACTGCTTCTTTAGAAGACTTTGCTTCCTTTGCTTCTAAATATCAAGACAAGCTTGACGCTTTGCGTGTGAAGTATAAGGACACACCTCCTGTTATTCTTTATCACGGTAGCAGGACAGAACGAACCCCTGAGAAACTTGCTAGAGGTTTCTACAATCCACAGACAAATAAGAAGTCTCACTTTGAATTGAATGTCGGAGCCATCTCCTTTACCAAAGATCCTAACTTAAATTATTTTATTGAAAAGTTTGGCGGTAAAGAAGCTAAGAATGTTTCTCAAGTTGAAATACCATATGCTGAGTATGAGTTCAGAAGAGTGAACATGCCGTTGGATGCTTACAATAAGCAGGACATAAACTACCTAGCAAGAGCAATCACTGGTAGTCCTGATGTAGCTAGGCCATTAAGCCTACCTAGATCACAACTTTTTAAAGAAACAGAAGATGCTTTTGTTGAAGCAGATAAACTTACAGTGACACAAGACGTAGCTGGTGTTAGTGAAAAGTATGGAAAGATAAGTGCTAGAGAAACAAAGATAAATGATGCATTAACTAGACTTAATGATTTTAATTATAGCCCTAATAAAGGACTAGCTAGCAAGACTGCTCCTAATGCCTATCAAGCATACAAGGATATTCGCACTGTGTTTAATGAGCTTGCTAAGGCATCAGAAGTAACTTCCACTAAGACAGGGTATGGTCAGAATTATTACTCTGCTTTAGAAAACCACAGAGAGGCGCTTACCACAAGCATTGATAAGCTGTTAAATGTTTATGTAAACAAAATGAGTGATGAAGCTTTTAATGCTAGCCCTAAACCTGCTATGTTATTAGATCTTAAGAAAGCTTTAATTAGAACAGAGAATATAACATACTCAGCAGCAGAACAAAAGAAAGCTATTGAAACCATCAGAGACATTACACCTAAGCTTAACAAAGGTGGTGCTTTAGGTTTGAAAAGAAATAATGCAGAAGAGGGACTAGCACCCTTTCGGCATGGTGGTGAGGGAGCTAAAGGTAAGGGATACTTTGGTGCTCTTCCCACTACCGATGGTAGAGTGTCTACAGAAATTTCTTCTGGGTTTGAATATAAAGGAAAGAATGTAGAGCATCCCCTCATTGTACCTACATTAAACAAAGCTGAGCTTGATCATTTGTTGTCTGGTAAAGAACCAACAGAAGCCATCTACTCAAAGGCACAAGCATTTGCAAAGAAAAGAATAGATGAAGGTAAGAATCCGTTTGCTGCTCCTACAGAGCTACGTTATCCTGTGCCTGATCAAAAGGGACTAGCATCTAGGAAGTAATAAAGGTTGTTGATGTCTGGGCTTGATTCCAGATTGCTACACACTGCCAGTAGTTGCGGTTGGTTGATCGTCACCAGAGCCAACTCCACTTTCCTATCCGTACCTTCGCAGTGCGCTCTCAAGGTAATTAGCCTCAACCGCATCGAATGTTTCTGCACCGTACCTAGCGTTTCCTTCAACGCCGCACCAACAAATGTATGGACTGTTGTGGTTGCGATCCACACAGAGCATCGGGATTAAGGGCTGGAAATAGGTTGGTAGCTACAACAGAGCCTATCTTGCCTACACCCACTGACCGACTTCATCCTGCCAATCCACACACTTCTTAAGCGGCTTCTTTAAGCTTTCTTAAATTATCAAAATAACCCCTATCAAATCCTCTCTGCCATTCCTTTCCTTGAACGGTGTGAGGATTGTATTGGTTACTCAACCATCCATTTTTAAATGCAAAATAGCCCTGTTCAAATTGAATACGCAGCGGTGCTGTGCGTTCCACTTTAACTATGTTCATAGCTTTTCCTTTAGCTGAGATATTTTTAAGTTCCAACAATCTGACTTTACCACATATCCATTCGTAGGGTCAACATCCCCCTTCTTCATAAACACAGCGTCTTTAAAGTATTGATGTTTTTCATACACACCTAGATACCAACCAACAGAGAAGTCATTCTTCACCCGACAGAAAGCATAGTAGTCACAGTCTTGTTTAATATTAAAATTAGCAATGCTGCAATCATATGTTTCTAGTGGGATATAGCCTGTCTGTTTTGTCTTGACATCAATCTTAGTGCCATCATCTAAGACTAAGTCATAGTCGTAAGTGTTATCCAGCTTACCACCTAACACCTGTTGA